CTATACTAATATTTTATTACCTGTTCCAGCTTCAAAATAGAAGTAATCACCATTTTCATCATGGTAATATGTATTCCAATTGTAATTTTGAGACAAATCTAAAAGCAATGTTTCAACTGACTGAAACCATGCTAAAGTTGTACTTTGCTTGTTATACAACTTAACTGATTTTGTTGTTGATGCTATAACATTTACATCTGTAATATCATTCTTTACAGCATTCAATTGATCTAGTTGATTTTGCTCATGTTTAAATCCACCTAAAGAAACATCATTTGAAAGACCATGTATCACAAACAATAAATTGATATTCACATTTGTAATAACTGATAGATTTTTAATTGATAAAGATTGAGTTGTAAAGACAAATTCAGTAGTAGAAGAAAGGTATATTTCAATGTTTTTTACTTCGTTCAATCTTCTAACTACACACTCTTTTAATTTTGGTGCATTCCTTAAATCAATATAAATATCATTATAAGAAGCAATACTTGTTATTCCGTTATAATCTTGTGTAGCGTGTTTTACACCGCAATGTTGCAATTCCGGTAAATTACCTTCTATCCTAAGCTGATTAGCATTAGGACTTACACCATGGCCATAGTTGTAAAATCTTATTCTCTCCAAGAAAGGAGCTGAATTAACAGTAAACTCACCTGATCTTAGTTGTTGAAGATAAACTTCTTTTACCCTATAAGTAGAATCAATATTAATTTTAAGGTTGACAAATGACCCTCTAATATCTCTAAAATAGATGTAATCAACTGTTTTTATCTCGTACAAATCAGTCGTTTCGTTAGTATTAACTTCATAGTTTTGGTGAAAAAACAAACCTCCTCTAAAGGTAGTGCCAGGACTTGGATGTGTCATACCCGTAAATACACATTTCTGTTCGTGCTTTAATCTCTTAGCACTATTTGAAGCAATAAAAACACCGCTACAAGTTTGTAAATCTCTATCAGACATTAAGAAGTTATACCAGTCACTTGCAATATCAGCAAGTTCATCAGTAGCAAGTGAGTTTGTAGTCCAATTCAATCTAAACTCACCCGTTGCTAATACTAAAGGATTTACATTGTTCACTCTTGAAGTGACAGTACCCCCATACTGAGAACTACCAAATAACCCATAATTATCAATGTACTGCCAAGCATTGGGTTTTATAGAGTGATAAATATAATCGTCAGATTCCCTTACTTTCTGTTCTTTTACATAAGAACTAATACCTTTAGTATTCCAAATAAAGTATGCTTCTTGTGATTGAGTATGCTCATATTTAGCACAAATGTATGGAAACCAAATATTGCAAATGTTCTCATTATCAACTGTAATATTATAATTTTCTCTTAGTTTGTAGTAGTATGGATGAACATAATTATTAAAGAAATTCTCTACTTCATCAGTAATTAATGACGTTGATTTGATGTAGTAACTTACTGTTGCTTCTATTCTAAGTTTTATAGTTAGATGATCCTTATCAGATAAATCTAAAATAAAACCCCATTGATCTATGCCAATGTAATTTTGATTTACTTTTAATGTTGCTTCTGAATTGAATAGAATATCACTTATATAAATTGATATTATGTTTAAATTATTAAGACTTACATCAAGCAAATTACCCACATCACTATGATACAACTCCACCAAATCCCCTTGCTCCAACTGCACATTACCAACAACACGTTTACCATTCACAAACCACAAAGCAGCCCCTGAATTAGCAGTTATACGACCATCAAAAGATACATAAGTACGTTCCCCAATAGTAGCAGAAAGTAGTTTGTAATTTACAATCTTAATAGTCCACCCCAAAGCGGTAAGATTATCAATACGTGTTTGGATGTCTGGGTTTTCTGAAAGGTCTACCAATACAATCCCCCCGTTAAAAGTACGGTTTGGAATTACGTTATCAGGATCATTCACACGCTCTAATTCTGTGAGCATCCTTTCGAAGTCGTCTGGTTCGTAGAAAGCGTTTTCAAGATCCAAGATTACACCTTCTTGATTGACCCAATTACCTAATCTTAAATCAGGGTTTAAAGCATTTTTAAAACAGATATAAACTAGGTTTAACCACTCGTTTGATGTAAGGTCGATAACACCTGAAACACCTGCATCGCAAGCTGAAATACTATTTATTTTATCCTTACCATCTAGGGCAAACAAATAACTCACTCCTTGTCGATGATCCCAAGTGAAGTTAGTGCCAGATGCTTGTAATTTTGATGAATCTGTATTATAGATAACAAGGTCTGCACATGGAGTAGTTGCCTCTGCAATGTTTGAATATTCTACTGCTCCTGATACCCCTGCAATTTTCACACGGTATTCATATGTAGTGCAATGCTCTAATATGTTATCTATATAATTATTGATGCCGTTTGATGTAGTATGAATAAGAAGAAAGTCTATAGCTCCCTTCTTTCTTCTGTAGATTTCAAATGGATAAGATCCTTGAGCGTTGTCAATCCAATTCAAAGTGATACTTCCCACTTCTGAGGGTGTGGGAATTGCGGTTAGATCTGTTGGAGGTGCAATAACGACAATATCACCCGTGTTTACTCTAATATTACGCGTTTGAAAGTAATTCACTACCTCGGAACGAGATTGATTTTCAGTATCAATAACAACTTCAGTTCCTGCTGGGATTACTCCGTTAGGATCTAAGTTTGGATTTCGTTCTAAGAAAACAGGTAAGCCTTCAACGCTTCCTTCGTTGAATAATACAATATCTAATATATTCATCCCTTCGGATGTGATTACTTTCTTTTTCATTTTTTAAAGCTTCATTAGTTTTCCTGTTACCATGTATGGTTGTCTAATATCAATAGGATCTCCATTACCCACCGTATTTTCTGATACTGTTGCTCCGTGACTGTGCTTCCCTGCTAAATCTGTTTGGGTAGGTACAGAATCTAAAGCTGTTGGTTCCCCATTATTATCATTAGAATTTAATCTAGCAGACATTCCATGAACCAAATTATTATCACCTTGAGTGTTTGGCCATGTTATAGGGTGAACGTGATCTCCGTCTTCAACTATAATAACACCTACTCCATGTTTGTGTGGTGGTAAATTACCCTCAATTAGACTTGAAGATCTATTACCTCCAGTATTTCCAATTACGAAATACTCTCCCAAATTAGCATCAGGATTTCCATTCGCCGAAGATGTATCAGACATACCAACAAATACTCTACCTCTAGCATCAGGGGTTCCATTTTGTCCATTACAAAGAGCGTAACCGATAAATTCCCCAATGCCCAGTCCTGTTGCATCAAAATTGGTAAGATCACCGTAATAGTCAACAACCATACCTCTCAAAAGTCCTTGAACACCTGCAATAGCATCGCTATTTCTCTTCACAGGATGCTTGATGATTGCATCATAATCAAAAAGACCTGTACCACTTGCTCCGAAAGAAGGCTTTAACTTTTCTTCCTGACAAATAAAGAAAGTGCCCACCTTATTATAGCCCTCATAAAGGTCGTGAGGTTCATGAGGTTCTGATACTGTTTCTAAATTGAATACAGGAATTTGAGAGCCTGTTGCCGTTCCTGAAAATGCATCAACTTTATAGAAGGTATTATTGTGTAACAGCCACCCCTCAGTACAAGAATAATCTTGACCGTTTTTTGTGAATTCTACTCCAGATATTCTAACAGGTGCTGTACTTTCAGTTAGCACAGATGACAAGGCTCCTGCAATGTCTTTTGCAACATTGAATAAATGCTCAAAATCCTTAGTATTATAAATTGCCCCTTTACTAGGAGTATTAAACTTTTTCATGTCCAGACTATTTCGTAGATGATGCCCACGTGAAGATATTTCTTCAGGAAGGCGTGAATATTATTTTCTTGACCTTGAAGCACGCTCGGTACTTCTACAGTTAATTGAGTTTGTTGCAAATCTATTGTTGGATCATTTGGTGGCCTTACAATAGTTGTAGCATCTGATGGAGTTCCTACAAATGGAATCAAAGCATTGAACTCAGGAGGAAAAACAAGGAATTCTACGTTATTCACTATTTGAGTAGTAAGAAAAATAGAATCATTATTAAACCTCAAACGGATCAAAGTCTCCACGCTTAATTTTGATCTTCCCCAAATGATTTGATCCCTTGCGTAACTTCTAAACAATCGCTTTTGCTCGTTGAGTCGTTTTGTATTATAAGTAAGTAGCTTTACCCAAGAAGTGTGAAACACATCTCGTAGAAACGAAGGAATCGAACGCCACGTAAGTAAATCAGTATCGAGTTCTTGTATTTTAGACATCGGCTATTGCGGTTACTTGATAAGTTTCTAATTCCATCCAACCCGATGAGGGGTAATATCTAGCCTCAACATCTTCGAGTACTGTTCCAATATCAGGACGAGCCTTTAAGATGGTAATATAAAAATCCGTAACCCCGTCAGTATCCTTCACATAATCGACTAAATCAGATACTTGCAAAGTTCCATCAAATGGAAGATTCTTGATATAGGTTTCAACGGCCGTTTGCACATTGGCTTCAATAGTTGTTTGATCCTGCTCAGGCTCATAATACAATTCAGCATGAAGCACCAATTTATCACTATCCAAATTCACTACTCCAAGTTGTGCCCCTGGTTCTTGAATCTCTCTAAGGTAAGCCTCAACTCCTTGAGCTTCTGTATCAGGTAACTTTCCGTTTTCTCCTCTGATTTTCACAAGAGCAAAACCACGACCTGAAACTGCTACAGATTTTACCACTTGTTTTGATTCATCTATCACCTCATAGTAAGGTTGATAGGTTTCAGGATGCAATAAAATGTTATCTCCATGTTGATACTCCAAAATCTTTTCAGCGTACCAAGCCGACGTGTGTACTTTTGATGAATTGATCAAAGCTTCCACTTCTGCTTTATGAGCATCAAAAAGAACGGACATAATGTGATCTACAAATGAGGTAATGTATAACCAAAGATTCCACATCGCCACTTTTGATGTAGATGTCACTTCTCCTAAATCTTTCAATGCCTCTGCAAGTTCTTTATCGTCTGATAAAACATTCAACTCCTGAACTCTTTGCTTTTCAGACAGTAGTTCCTGATATAGTTCTGCTCTTGTTTGTGCCATTGTGTTTTATTTATACCAATTGCCAATGAGGTTTATCAATGAAGTTTCTCCAATGACCACCATACTCTAACTTATATTGCCTTGCCTCTGGAAACTCTACTAAGATTTCTTGCCATGATGTAAACATAGCCGCCGCAAACTCTCTAAACCCTTTATCACAGTTGTAATCAATTTTGCCATTGTGATACGGCACTACATCAATAGCATTACCCGTTTGATGGTAAGACTTTGCATTGTATCCGTCTAATTGAGAATTCCCATTTTTGAAAATCCGATGTTGATCTTCAGCACTTCTCAAACCTCCCATCCAAGGAACTGTTTGATCAAAGTGTTTACACTTGGATAAAGCCATAGTTACGCATAACACTAACCATTGATTTACTCCATCCATTCTACGTCTTGATGCTGATCCAAATTGAAAAGCCATAATTATCTTAGTTTATCGGCTCTCTCTTTCTTTTTCAGAAAAGACAGATCCACGTTTTTAGTTACATTCGTTGCTATTTTTTCCGCTGTTCTGCCTATCACAAAACCACCTAATCCTATTTCCAGTAAACTCCAGAACTCGGAAGGTAAATGATTTTGCATGTTTGGAGAGTCAGGAAAAAACGCAGGTTGAAAAAAGTAAGTATACATCACAATAAAAGCGAAACATAGCATTACTACAGGTCGCCAAGAACGCTGTAAAATGTTGCCGTTTGCCTCTGCAAGAATCACTTTTGATTGAGCATCATGCAATTGATTAAGGTTACTTAAAACCACTTGAGACAACTCATTTTTCAGGGTTTGTTTCTCGTGGTCACTGGTCACCACTTTATCAATTATTTGTGATGAACCTTTAATAAGTGATGAAGCCGATTTGATTATATTTCCAATCATTTTCTTTTCGTGGTAAGGTTAATATTTCCGTTCTCGTAGATGTCCAAGGATTTGATTTCCTTTTCGTCCAGCTCCATGTTTTCTATAATCAGCTTATAAAGCGAACCCAGCTCACTATCAACAAAAGACCCTATACCTACACCTAAATCGGGAAACTCTCTGTAATCACCTTTATTGGCCATTAATATTAGTTTCTCTTCTTGATTCAGTGAATCCTCTGCCGTAAAATCCCCTTTGGTAATTTTTAGCGTTTCATCTTCGTTGAGTATAAAGTCTTTCATTTAGTGTTTTACTTTTTTGTTTTCTACCTCTGAAAAATCACCCAATTCAAAACTGCTTAAAGCAGAATTTAAAGCCTGTTGAAGAGCTGATGGTGATCCGTTTCCTGGTTCTGTTATAGGAGCACCGCCCAACACCTTTAAAAAAGCATCGAGTAGTTTGTTGTTTTTCTCCAATTCATTCACCAAAGTAGGCGTGATCATCAGCCCACCATTTTGTCCTCCATTGAAACTTATCCCATTTTGATCTACTTCAATGGTTGTTTCCCCAATCACTGTTTTTATTTTCTCAGGCTCATTGACCATTGTTACAAATGCATCAATCTGAGAGTTGCCAATTAAGGCCACCACAACTATAGATTCTACTTTTGGAAAAACTACAGTATAATTACTAGCAGTATCCAATGAAGCTTTGAGTCTAACATCTGGAATCTCTACTTCTTCATGCAAAGGCAATACATCTACACTAAAATTATTTTCATTTACTGTTACAACTTTTGCAGGAAAAAGTACGGGTGGCCTTTCAGTGATTCGTCTTAGAAGGTTTTGTATATCTTCTTCGTACCCCATCTATGTGAGTTTTTTACCAAACTGAATATCTCTCCGTCCTCCTGAGCTGGAGAACATCACTGTCACTTTATCTACTAAAAAGCTACCGTCTTTAGATGGATTTTCTATGTCAGTTACTTTTGCAGTCATACCGAAAGTAGCATAAGGAAACAGAAATGTTTTTACACCACCTTCGTATTTACCTAACCGGACTTTTTCAATTTCTTCCTGTGCTTGTCTTTTAAGCTCGGTCTCTGACCGTGCCGAATAGGAAGTGTAATTCTTTTGAATACCATTCTTTTCACCTACTGTTGTTTCAATTACCGAGTTATCAGGTTGAATTGCTTTCGCATTCATTTCAATAGCCTCATCCTCAAAATTTCTATAGGTAAGATTCTCCGATATAATATTCTTATTGAAATCAAATTCTATCTCCCCTGGTTTCTCCGTAAAAGCCAAACCTACATATAAGGTTTTTCCTCGGAAATAAGCAGTTAATCCAAATTCCTCTTGAATCTTTTTTAAAGCATCATATCCATTAATATTGGATACCCTAAACTTATCAAAACCAACGCTTGGTATATCTTCCGAAAGAGTGATGTTTGTGTCTTGTATAATGTAGGTGATCACTTCTTTTAGAGTAGTTTTCTTCCAGACTTTATTTACTCTTTTAGACCTTAATAAATAAGCTGCATCTTCTAATTCAATTTTAATAGGGTTGGTCTGATGAAATCTTTTAATATATCCCTCGAATTCTTGATTTAAATATTGATCTTCTCCAAACTGATACCCCAATTGTATATTGATGGGTGTACCTTTTTTCATTACTTCCCCAAGACTTTTGTCTACTTCATTAGAAATGGAAGGAATAGTGATTTGTGCAGTATCTGCAAGTGTTGTCCATGACTTCTCAATCTTTACCTCTTTCACTAAGGGTAATTCCGTGTTTTTGGCACCAATGGTAATTTGGTGAATCATTAGGAACATGATGATTAAATGTTTCATTGTGTATTTAATTGTTTTATGATATTAGAATAGATGTTTTCTGTTGATGAGCCTTGATCTGATATAGCTCTAATTGTATATGCTTGCCTATCAGGCGAACCATTATTACCAGGAAAGCTATAATCAGAAATAACGACAAACTGAATATTCAAATATTCTGTTATGGTTGACTCTATTTTTATTGCCTCTTGACGTTCACAGATATCTCTTAATGCTTTAAAAGAATTTACTGGGAAATCTTTTGCTATAAGTGAGTACGATTTATCAAACCCTGTATTGGTGTTGTCCATTAAAAAACCACTTATAGTTAATTCATAATCCCCCTCTGCAAATAACTCTTTGATACTACCCCTCGAAGTTGAGCGATTAATATTAGTTGTAATGATCTTTTTTCTAGTTCTTACGGACACTATTGGCTCTAATGGAAGTAGTATATCATTAAGTTTTAAAGGCATATAAAGTGGAGTACCGAATATTTCATCTACTCGGTTTTCTCCACTTTTGACCCTACTCACGATTTCTTTAGCTGACTTTGCAGCAAAAGTAGGATACAATCCACCTGTAAGGTTATTTATATTAAAATCAGCCATTCGATAAATTAGCTACTGATGTAAATACTCTATAGTTAAGCTCCTTGAACTTCTCGAAGTAGTCATCCAAAGATTCTGTCAATTCTTGAACATTAATATTTTCTGCCATGCTAATATCTCCATAAGTGATATTGACCGTTGTTTGTCTTGATCCACCTTTTGAGATATCATTAATACCGTTTTTGGAATCATCCACAGTGGCATCAGGAAGGGGAATGGTATCATCCAATGTTGGGTTGGAAACTTTCGCAGCTCCTGTGCTTGATGCTGATTCCACTTTCTCTTTCCCTATTTGTGAATCATATCCCTTTTTAAATGCTTCTCGAATCTTTTTACCATGAGTCATAGAAGCATTCATTACCCTTGTTAATCCTTGTTTAAGTTTATCAACATCAAATGTCAATGCACCCACTATTAAATCTCCAATCCCTCCAAAGGTCTCACTGGCAAGAGCACCAATATTCCCGAATGCCGTTTTGAAAGCTTCCCATAATCCCCAAACAACCCCTCTAAACTCTTCAAATTCATTGTAAGCCCAAGTAATAGCAGCAACCAAAGCACCAATGGCCACGATCACAATACCAATAGGATTAGCGGTTAAGACCAAATTCAACAACATCTGACCTTTTGTAAAAGCAATGGTTGCAACTCTTGCAATAGCAAGTGAAGCCGCATAACCTTTTGAAGCTAACATTATTGCACCCCACGCAATACCCGAAGTCAATAATCCCGCCCCAAGTGCCTTTAATACTGGCATATATGATTCAGTGTTTTCTCTTAACCAAATAATCCCATCGCCAATACTATTTAAAGCAATGGCCACATAAGGAAGAATCACTTCTCCTAATTCAGTTAAAACAACATTAAATCTATTTTGAACAATGTTTGAAAGCGTATTAAAATCACCTTGAGCATTTTTTAAAGCTTCATCAATATTAAACTTTGACTGATCGAAAGCATCTAATGTGTTAATTACATCATCACCAGAAGTTTTTAACTGGTTCATTAGGTTTTGTAATCCTTCTGGACCTCCAATTGAATTTCTCAAATCGAGGAACTGCTGATCATTCATTCCTTTTAATCTTGGAACTAAATCTCTGATCACTTCATCCATATCACGCATTTGACCACTTGCATCAAAAACGTTTACCCCAATCTCTTTTAAACCCTTTACTGTATTGTCTGCTGTTAAACCTTGGAAAGCTGACTTAGTTGCTGTTGCAGCTGTAGCACTGTCTTTTGAAATAGCCGTCATAGCTGCAAACACTTTGTTGGCTGTGTTTACTGTTTGTCCTGCTGCAGCTGCTGCTCCTGCGTACTCTGTCTGTACCTTTGCTAGTTCGTCAAAAGTAGTAATACCCACCTGTACCGTTTTAGCAGAAGACTCCAAGTAACCGTCCAATTCATCTGTAGATAAACCAAAAGCCTTCATGGCTTTGGTCGTGGAATTGATTGATTCATTTAAGTCGGCTTTGGTTGCAATAGAGAACCTTCCTACTTTTGTTACAATCTTATCCACTTCCTCGCCATAAAGACCAGTAGCCGACTGCACATCATAAAAAGCCTTTACGGTTTCTTTTGGGTTTAAACCCTGTTCGAAAGAAACTCTTTTTATGCTTTTGTCTAAATCGTTAAGCTGTGATGTTGTTTTGTCTAAATTCAGATTTTTAAGCTCAAGAAATTCATTTTGATAATCTCCTGCTGCTTTTGTAGCCAATGCCATTGCACCTACTACGGCTGTAGCTCCTGCTGCAACTGTAGTAAAGCTCACTTTCATTTTTGCATTGAAACGATCTACATTATTATTGAGACGTTCAAAACGGTTATTCATTACTCCAGCCGCTTTTCCTGCTTTATCAAAAACAGGGCTGGCTTTGTCAGTAATTTTTAATATGTATTGATAAACGTCACTCATTTCTTATTGTATTTCGCTTCCTCTTTTCTCACCCAAACAAGGCCATTGTATAAATAGACCCATTCTTCTTCGGGTAATTCCCAAGGTTTTTGAATTCCTAAATGATAGGTGAGCAATGCATCACCCTTACGTATAAAGCTACTGCTCTGGGTGATGGCAGAAGCTTCTAAAGCTTTTTTAAGCTCGCTTCATTTTCCTTTTTCAGGTCATTAACTACTGTAAGTAATGCCAAATGAAGACGATCCGATAATAATAAGTTTTGATACTCTTTTTCAGTACCTTTCCAAACCCTTTTAAGAATTTCAATATTGGTATCAAAAGGAATGTTTTTTTGATTCTTTTCGTTAGCAAACGTGATATCACCTCTTGTTACGTGACGAACTTTTACTTTATAGTCAAACTCTGGAACACAAATAAATGTCTCCTCTTTTTCATCTTTAATGAAAGCATCTGGCAAATCGAGTAAGTGTTTGATTTTTTTAGCAATACCCATAATATCGGCATCACCCGTTAAATCATCCCCCTCAATAAAGCAATTGTTTATCACCACTTCCACCGCATCAAATTCACTGTTTTGAAAAGCAGTCATTACTTGCTTCATTACATTTAATGACTGAGTAGGATTCCAAATCACCGCTTGTTTGCCGTCTTCTGTCTCTATTAAGTTGATATCTCCATGCTCTTTCTTCCAAGCTTGAATCTTATCTTGTGTTAGCTCCATTATTACGCTCTTTCAATGTCCAAACAAATACCAGGAAGAGATACTTCCATAAACTTATCGCCTTGGTTAAAGTCCTCCTCATTTTCAGAGATCTTTACACTACGCAGGTAACGGAAAGCTTGTTTTCCAGAAAGTTGCTTTGAGTAAGCCACTGATACATCAAAACGGATATCCAAAATTGAATTAATCCCCAATGATTTTTCCAGAGCATCTTTTTCCCCAAGTGTCATTTTTACCTCAACCTCATAAGAGCGATTACCCGAACCAATACCAATAGGTCTATTGCCACGTCCATAGATTAATTCGTCATCATCCGACTCTTTAAATCGGATACCACGAATACCTACAATATTTCTTCCTCCAATTACCACTTGAACATCCGCCCAAGCGAATTCGTCTGTATCAAATACTGCCATTGTTTTAGCTGTTTAAAGGATTATCAAAGCCTAAATTTGCCTCAAGGTATTTAGGATAACCTTTTGGACGTACCGCAATACGATCCACTACAATGGTGTCCGTAGATAATAGATTTTGGTTTGGATCTAACTCAACGATCACACCAGATGCATAACCAGGTTTAACAAGAAGTTCCGTTAATGCTCCACTTACTGCCCCTTCGATGGCTTTCATCTCCGCTGCAGCAGGGAAACCGTTTGTGTCAATTTCAATATCGTTATCAATCTGATCAATCAGAGTATCGTAAGCAATACGTAAAGCATAATCAATAATTCTACCTCTTTGGATTTCTGAATAGTCATCTGCTTTAGAAGTAGCAGCCAAGAAGCCTGAGAAATAATACCCATCTCTGTTTGCGAATTTACGGAACGCTATATAACGCTTATCGTAAATCTTATCTTGGGTAGTTTCTTGACCAGTTTCAGCTCTGTTTACTTCTATCTTCGAACCATCTGTAAGATAGCCTGTGAAAACTGGTAAACTGCCTCTTTCTACTTTGGAAATAGCCTCTTGGATACTTCCTTGAGCCGCCCAACCTAACGTCAATCCAACAGCTGGATAACCTGTCTCTGACTCACTCGCCAAAACAACGGCTGCACCATTGTAACTATCTTGAGAGAAATCATGTAAATCTGCTACAACACCTGTATAGCCTCTACCTCCGACCAATACTCGAACAGGTGTTTTATATGATTGGGTAGCTATTGATAATTCATGTGCTTTTTCTACTGCTGTAATTACATCAGGGTCGATCCCCTCGGTCGGTGTAGGAGAGTAAGCACCATCTGGAATTCTATTAATACCTACCAAAGAAATAACACCACCAGCATCTGTTAAAGCTTTTTGAACAATATTATTGTTTTTGTCCAAAGCATCCGCCATAGTTGTGGCATCAGAAATAAGCATAATCCAAAGAGGAATTCCCTCATCGGCTGCTCTGTAAAACGCGGTAATTTCATGATGTACTTTTAAACTATTAGCAGTATCATAAGCAGCATCCAAACCTAAAGCCTCTGCTTCAGACAAAGAAGTGATCTTTTTCACTTCGTTTAATTCGATCTTGTCTGTTACAGCAATACCCGTAAGTACAAGAAGGAACTCCCCTGTGTTTGTGATATCACGTCCCAATTGATCATTGAGAATCGTAATTTTCGCATTTGGTAAACCTTTTGACATGGTATTTATGATTTAGGTTCGGAAGTTTTAATTTTTTTATCTTCTGTTTTCTCTGGAAAGAAGTCTTTTCTTTTGAAAGTTGTGCACTCCTGAAAAGACTTCTTTGCATATTGATCTTTATGAGATTTGGCATAATCACCAAACCCCATTCCATCGTTAAACAAATGGTATACATCCGCCTTTGGGTTTTGCTCAAAGTACCTCAATGCCATTTCTTTTAATCTATCCTCCTGTTTTTCCTTTTCCATTGGATTCTAGTCTTAATGTTATCTCATTGAATATTTTAAGCACAAGCCAAATAATAGTGAGTACCGTTACCGTTTTTGAACACGTAATCCAAAAGATATTTGAATCTGAAAGGATTGATCTTAGGTAAGATTCATTTGTCCACGATTGAATACTAGACGGGAGGGCTACCACAAAGGAACCCATCCCAATTTTATCTATTATGTGCTTCATGCTACTTCTCTTATGGATGTACCGAAGTAATCAAAGAAGCAACACCTTTTCCTCTGATTGGCTTTGCCAAGAATCTTTTTTGGAAGTTGAAAACATCGCCTTGTTGATCAGGATCTTTCTCTTTTAAGAACATATCATAATCACCATCTGCTTTCATTACCTCCGATTTCAAGAAAGCAATAGAAGCTCTATGAAGAGTTAAATCATCTGGCTTTGTGCTTACTACTTGCTTTGATCCATCTGTGATATCAAATGTAGGTACCGCACTAGATACATGCAGGTTAAAGTCGAACAACTTACGATCTGACATCACTTGCTTATACATGGCAATATCTTCTGCCTTAAGATCTGCTGCATGTTGAGGTGATAGTACCAATACCAAATCCATTGGATCAGCATCAAACTCATAGAAGCGAGTTTGTAAATCAATAATATCTTGGAAAGAACATCTCTTTATTGATCCATTTGCATTACCTGATGTTCCTAAAACAGGGGTAAATTCATCGTCCGTATCAGGAGCATAACCATGAGCGGCTAATTGAAGTGCTTTTTTGTACAAAGCGTTACGATGACCTCTCACTGCTGAATCCATCTTATTGTAATTTGTTTCCATCTCTTCGATGTTTCTTACAATTGTCGACTTTGTTGTTAAAGTAGCCAACGGTAAAGCATGTGGGATATCAGTTCTTGTACTTGCAGGAATAGGAAAGGTTGTGTTATCAATTAACACATCAGGATCAGCTCCTGCCTCTGCCAAGTTCAAAGTATTGTACTCGACAAACTCTGACATGTCCACTACTTCGTTTAAAAACGAACCATCAGGATAAAAACCTTCCTTGATGATATCCAGCCAAATTTGTTTCCAGACTGCCATAGTTATTTAGTGTTTTTAAGTTTTTCAAATTCTTCAGGTTGCTGATGTTTCAGCTTTGCAAGACCTTCAGGGTCTTGTTGAGACCATTGCAAATACGTCCAATTTGCTCTTGACTCGTCCACTTTTTGAACATTACCAGTTAATGCCGACAAGCTTTGTTTCTTTTGTAAAGAATTCAATGTGCTTTCAGCTAAAGCAATATTGTCTTTTGCAAGGTTCAACCATTGTTCTTTTGCTTCTGCGTTAATCTTACCTTCTTTAATAGCAAGATCTACAAGCGAAGTGGCACGGGTTTCTTTTTCTGCGTCCACTTTTAATTTCAAAGCCTCAAACTCTGTCATTTTCTGTTCTACCGTAGATAAAAGAATTGCCTCATCAACTTCAACAGATAGACCTAAAGCATTTTGCAAGGCCACAGGTAACTTTATCATTGTTTTAAATTTTGGTTCATTTCCGCTTAAACTAAACTGTAAACACACCTCATCGAATGAAACTTCTTTTCCTTCCGTGTTCATTAGCTTTAAAGCATTCGCATTACTTGGAATACTTACCACGCTGATTTCCATAAGATCACTTCTTGTAGCCACAAACTCTCCTGATGGATCAATATCAACCTCCAAAATATGAATGCATGGGCTTGCACCTTTTAAAAATCCCCGTTCGACCTTGCCCGATAATGCTTTTGCTTTTAAATCCTCTTCATCAAAAGTGGCATCAGCCAAAAGCGTGGTTCCTTCTATGCGTAAGTTTTCCCACTTACCATATACATCATCTCTATCATGATTATAGAGCAAAACAGGGTTGGAAAGAAATCTTTGTTGATCTATCCCTTTATTCATCAGCCTGAAGCCGTGAGAGTTTACTTTGCTTTCATCATTTATTACAAAAGTGTGTTTCATTATTCTGCGTTTTAAGTATTACAAACATATACCCCTGTGTTCCCTGAGAAAAACAGAACCGTTATAATACCTACTCTATTTTTTTTGGAGCCGTCTAATGAGGTATTTGCAAACAAAAAGAAATGGGTATTAGAGCGAATAATAAAGAGAAAAACGAATACGCTTATTTGCTTTTCATGCAGAATAAAAAAGAAAAGGAGATATGCGAGAACGTAGGTATTTCACAGCCTACATTGAGAAAGTGGAAAACCGATGGTAATTGGGAAGAAAAAAGAGCATCCCAAGCAATGAGCATTGATACAATACTTTCCAAATCTTTATTAAAAATTAATGAGATGTTGGATGGTGACGATTTCAATGCAGATGCTTTTTCTAAAGCTATTTCCCAGTTGAAGCATTTAAAGGCAGGCAACAACATTAAAATTGATGATGTGATTCGCATCTTTTTGAAATTCTCCAATTACCTGCAGTCAGAAGCATTAAAAGATGACACGGTAGATGAGCAGGTGATGAAGAAAATTACACAGTACCAGGATAGATACATTCAGCACTTAATTAATAAGGATAATGACCTCTAAGGAATTACAAAAAAGGTGGAAAGCCAGAGTAGACGAGGTGCAGAACGCTTTTTTTACTCTTGACTCTAAAAACGACATCGACTCCAGAGTAGCGAGAGCACGAAAGGATTACGCCTATTTTGTTGAAACTTACTTTCCCCACCTTGCTAAAAGTAAATGTGGTAAGTTCCAATTGGATGCCGGTAAATACCTTTTAAAAAACAAAAGAGCAAGAGCTGTATTTGAATGGGCGAGAGGTCACGCTAAATCAACCCATGTTTCTTTACTAATTCCGATGTGGTTAATGATACAGGAACGCAAACAATTCAATATGATGGTTCTTGTTTCAAAAAGTGAAGATGCTGCTGTTCGTCTGCTTTCTGACTTACAAGCAGAATTGCAGTTTAATGCACTATTCAATCATGATTTTGGCGACCAACCCCAAACAGGATCATGGGAGGAAGGAGAATTCAGAACGCAAGGAGGATTTTATTTTGTAGCTCTTGGTCGTGGACAATCCCCCAGGGGTTTAAAAGATAGAAGTAACAGGCCAGATTATATTGTTATTGATGATATTGATGACGATGAAATGTGTCGTAATGAAGCTCGTGTGGATGTTGCCTTGGATTGGCTACTTACTGCCTTAATGGGTACTATGGCGATGGGAAGAGGAAGGGTCACTTTAGTTGGCAACAGAATTCATAAAAAGTCGATACTTGCCAAACTTGTTAAACGACCCAATTTTTATCATACCATAATAAACGCTTTAGATAAAAAAGGACTTCCTTCTTGGAAAGAAAATTACACCTCCAATGAAATATCAGAACTACGTGAGACAATTGGAGAAAGAGCATTCCAAAAGGAGTACATGAACAATCCGATTGAAGAAGGAGTCATCTTTCAGGAAAAGTATATTCAATTTGGTAAAATGCTTCCTTTAAAAAAGTATGCTGCTATTGTGTGTTATACTGACCCCAGTTTTAAATCATCTACCAAAAATGACTTTAAAGCCACGATGCTTTTAGGGAAAACCAAAGAAGGGTATTACCATTTAATAAAAGCGTATGCTGATCAAACCACCGTATCCAATATGGTACAATGGCATTACGATATAGATGATTTCGTAAAAGGAGCGACACCAGTAATGTATTACATGGAAGCTAATTTTTTACAAGATCTACTACTGGAAGAGTTTAAAACATTTGGAGCTACCGTTGGTCATCAGATCCCTGTAAGAGGAGACAAACGCAAGAAGCCAGACAAGTTTGCAAGAATCGAAGCGTTACAACCTCTATTTGAGAGAGGATTTTTTCTTTTTAATGAGAAAGAAAAGGATTCGCAAGGAATGAGAGTTCTAATTGAGCAATTACTTGCTTTTCAAAAAGGTTCCAAAGTACACGATGATGCACCCGATGCATTGGAAGGAGGTGTGTTCTTATTACAGAAAAGAACCGCCACAAAAAGTAACACCTACAGAGTAGGAAGAACATCACCACGTAAATTCTAAGATTATGTTTATCACTTATGACGAAATGAGTACAGTAATCTATCAATATAGTTTGACAGAAATTGCCACTCAAACAGATGTTGAATATCAGATTGCTGCAGCTGTTCAAGAAATGACTTCGTATTTATACCCACAATACGATACTGATGAAATATTTAGTGCTGTGGGTGACGATAGAAACCCTTTACTTGTAGAGTTTGGTAAGAGTATCGCTATATATTATGTGATACGTGTATGCAACTCTGATTACCTTTTTGAAAAGGCTCAACTCTATTATGATAATGCTATTGCTTGGCTTACTAAAGTTGCCGAAAACAATGCTATTGCCCCAAATCTTCCACTAAAAAAAGATGAGGATGGGGAAACCAAAATCAAAAATAGATATGCTTCAAATCCTAAATTCACACATACATTTTAGCCATGACCAATAGAAATAATAGAAACCGAAGAGGGGGCAAAAACAAACAGCAAAAAGGGTTTTACAGAAAAATAAAACCAAAAGCGATATCGAGAACCCGAAAAGATATATCCAACTGGAAGACTGCCTTACAAAAAGCTGATAATGTTGATGATCCCAAAAGACAACTACTCATAGAAGTCTATGAAGATATTATGTTGGATGGAACATTGTCATCTCAAGTGCAACAAAGGCAAGAAAGAACCATTGGTTCATCTTTCCAACTAATTAATAAAAGTGGTAAAGTAGATGAAAATGCAACTAATCTATTTAAAACGCATCCGTTTTATCTTGATATAGTAAAATCTATTTTAGACGCTCCTTTATTTGGTTACTCATTGGTTGAGTTTGAATACATCAATGATGTTTTAACTTTGGTTGAAATTGACAGAAGACATATTTCGCCATCGAACGGACGTTTTTACCCTGATCTTTTAAGTAATAATTATGTTCCTTATCGTGAAGCCAATGAATTTGGGAAATGGTTAATTGAGTTTAACGAATCTGAAGGGCGAAATTATGGGGTTTTAAATAAGTGTGTGCCTCATGTATTATTTAAAAAGTTTGCTCAGGCTTGTTGGTCAGAATTATGTGAAATATATGGTATTCCTCCAAGAGTTTTAAAAACCAACACTCAAGACCCTGAACAATTGGATAGAGCCGAAGCCATGATGCGTGACATGGGTAGTGCTGCATACTTTATTATTGATGATCAGGAGGAGTTTAACTTTGCTACTGGCGTACAAACGGATGGCAACGTGTATAAAAACTTGATTCAGCTTTGTAACAATGAATTGTCAATGGTTATCAGTACGGCAATTATTGGTCAGGATACAAAACATGGAAATAGATCTAAAGAAGAAAGTTCTAGTAAACTTGTTGATTACATTGTAAAAGCAGACAAAAGAAAGGTAGCTCAGGAAATGAATAAGAAAGTCCTTCCTGCTCTGGAGGCCATTGGGTTTATTCCTGGGGGATTGACTTTTCAATTTGAAGTAGAGGAAAATTTAAAATCCCTTTGGGAAATGACTGTACAAGCCATGTCTCATATGGACGTAGACCCTAATTGGGTAAAAGAAAAATTTGGCATTCAAGTTACAGGTGCTAAAAAAGAAGCGGCTTTAAGTGGATTGGATTCTTTTTTCGAGTAAGCCCCTCTATGATGGGGGCATATCGAGAAAAAATGAAACTTTACTACGATAGCTTGAACAATGGTTGCCCTGTTCATGGTGTTATTGAACTTGCCAGTGATAACGCTCCTAAATTGGGAATGGGAAACAAGGCTATTGAAAAAGTGTGGAATGATATTCAAAAAGAACAAATGCTTATTCACCCAGAACTTTTCCATTACACCAATAACTATTTGCAAAGTGGTATTGATAAAATCTTTTCGGACATCATTTATGATGATAATGGTTTTGAAATGGTGCAAAACTTTAGAAAGAATATTGCCCGTTTTTCTGCCTACAAAATGCGTGAGCTAACGGCTGTTTTATTACTATCTGACATTGAAGATGCACCAACTATGGATAAGCTTTATAACACCAATTGGTTAAGAACAGAATATAATCATACTGTTCGTTCGTGCCAATCGGCAGAAGAATGGCAAAGTTTACAAGAGGACAAAGATTTATATCCTTTCTTAAGATATAACCCAAGCGTTGCAGCAGAACAAAGAAGTGAACACAAAAAGCTTTATGGAGTAATAAAACATATTGATGATCCTTTTTGGGATACATGGCTTCCTCCTTCTGCATGGAATTGTAAATGTTCAGTTAGTCAAGAACGAAATGATGATGGTGCAAAAGAGGTTGCTGATAAAATTAAATTACCTCCTAAGTCTATTCGTAATAATCCTGCAAAAACGGGTCAAATCATCACAGATAAACATCCTATGATTGCCATTAGTAATGAAGCTATTAAAAATGGAGTAGAGAAAACTTTTCAGACATTTATTCCTGATCTTCCATACCCTAAAGGCATACAATATAAAGGCAAAAAAGGTAACATTAAAATACATTATTGTGCTCATACTTCAGACATTACCGAAAATATGACCGATGCTAAAAGAATTGTAGATAAATATGATGTAGAGATTTTAATCAAACCTCACACAAATACCGATGATATTAAAAATCCTGAATTTGTGATTAATGGAATTACAGGTGATCGTTTTGAAAGAAAAAAGGATGCGACAGTAAGAAACACGATTCTTAATAATATCCGCAAAAAGCTTAATTCTAAGAAAGGTCAATTATCAAAGAATATTTTTAATAAAGTTTCTCTTGTAATTAATATTAATGAAGAAATTCAAAAAAATAAAACGGGTATAGCTTCGGCTTTATACGGACAAATCAAAAATTATCCTCATTTGAAGTTAGTCTATATTCTTGGAAAGAAAGAAATGATTGTAGTAGAAACAAAAAAAATCAAATCGTATGATGATTTGATTCAACTGTTTTAAAAAAGATGCGGGATTTTCCCTTCCCGCAAGGGTGGGACGATGAGTTTCCCCAAGGTCTAATACAAATATACGAAAACTCCTTAATATAGTTCTATGGCAAAACACATTTTCAAACTTGAACTCGATTTAAAACGACATTCAAAGGAAATTCAAACCTATTTAAATAGAGATGCTCCAAGAATAATGGGTATTGAAGCAAAGAAGCATTATAAAAAAAGCTTTCAGGATAGTGGCTTTACAGATAGTTATTTGCAAAAATGGAAACCTGCCAAAAGAACCAACCCTAAAAGTGTCTGGTACGGGTTTGATTATAGGGCTAAATCTACACCTCCAGATAATCACCCTAAAAGATGGAAATCAAAAAAAGCTTATGAAGCACGAAAACCCAATGCCATTACCAACTTTTCCCCTGCAGCAACAAGACGTAAAACATTAGTAGGTAACACATCTGCTTTAATGAACAGTATTCGATATCGTTCAGGAGAAGGGTTTGTTAAGATTTATACCAATATTCCTTATGCTAAAGTACATAATGAAGGAGGGAAAATAAAAGTATTTGGAAAGGCTTCTGTAAACCTACCTAAAAGACAGTTCATAGGTAAGTCTAATAAACTAAACGCCAAAGTTAAGTTGATGATAAAAAAAGATTTAAATAAAATTTTAAAGTAATATGAAACAGATTTTAAACAGTATTCAAAACAAATTGAGTGAGATCCCCGAATTACGATATTCAGGGGAAGATTGGGGGCAATTAGACATTGACAATCCTGCGGTAAAATTCCCATGTGCATTAGTTGATATGGATCAATTTAATTTTTCTCAAGCAGGGCAAGGAGTGCAAATTGGAGAAGGAACAGTACAGGTAACTATTGCAGACATCCGATTGCAAGGGAATAGACCTCCCTCACAAATGGATAGACCCTCTGATCATGATAATTTTATGACTCTTGTTGAACTTATCAATAGTAAGTTACATGGTTATTATACTGATGAGTTCCAACCATTACAAAGGATATCAGCAGTAAAATTAAAAAGGCCAGACGGCATACGCTCTTTTACAATTACCTATGAAACCGCCTATTTTGATAGGACTGCTCAAACACAATTTACCCCTAGACCTATTAATAATATCGACATCAATACATAAAAAATAGGTTAGCTCTATGAGAACCAACCTATAAGTACAATCTTAAATAACAATTCTTCTTTACTTCAACAAATTTCTGTATCTATTTTCAATAACCTTAAATACCTATCATAACTGATTGGAACCATTGGCAACACTTTATTCATCCAAACCCACTTTTTATTTCTGTCTTGCCGATGTGGTTCATACCACTCAGATACTATTGCCTGAATTATTCTTGCCTTTCTGATTGTATTGATTCGCATCGGTACTGACATAAACGGGTGAGTAAGAGGTGGATGATTTGGTTATTTATTTAACAAAGATAAAAAAAATGACAATTAATGTAAAATATTTAACCCTATATTGAGAACTCTTTTTAGTAAGTTTACACTATACAAAAACAAACCACCTTCCTGAGAAAAAGGTGGTTATAAAACTAAATTAAAATGTATAGTAATATTAAAGATGAAATCTTATTGGAGATTTTTAAAACAGGTCTAACCGAATTACGATTCGATCTGAATAATGATTTTGCTATAAAGCACGGTGTTTCTCCTGAGATAATTGAAGGTTTCTTTAAAGAATTTGAATCAAGAGGTTTTATATCCTATTCAGGTCTTTCTAAATTTAATGCATTAGTCAGTTTAGAATCTCCTTTTTTTACTTTCCTAGAACAAGGAGCTTATGAAAGCGAGAATAGAATTTCGTCTCTTCAAAAACAACAGCTTACGCTTAATGTAGAAACATTGGAACTTCAACTTGAAAAACTTAAAGCGGAGCTTGAGTCTGTAAAAAAAGTCGATCCAAAACTTTTTGAAAGAATTTGTGCAATTTGCTCTCAGATAGCAACTACTACAGGAGTTGCTATTAAATTTACTTCTTGATATAAAGTAATCAAATCTCTGAGCATACTCTATAATTGGATAGAGTATGCTTTTTTTATGTAAATGGAATGGTAAAACTTCTTCTGCTACCACTTCTTCGTTAATAGATAAAATCATTTTTGATGTTATTGAATTATCTGTTTCTGCCCCTACAATCCACTTAAGTTTAAATTCTGTAGTAACTGGTTGTTCCTTTAATGAAATCATAACTTATTTACTTTTTTTTGCCAACATTAGAGCTTAGAAAAATAAATCTAACCCCTTTAATTTTTTTTCAAGTTTTACTTTTTCAAAGTGATCTTTCTCATGATCTAACTCATAAAGTATTAGACCATACTCGAAGTAAATATCTGCTTTTGACATTGTACTATGTCCGTAAATTTTTCTCAATACATCTGCAATACCTCCATATGCAAGAATTAATGAATTTTTATAGCCAACATTAAGTCTTGAGAAAGTGTATACACCTCGATCTGTTCCATCATTATCTTTTTTGAACTCACAGTTAATTAAAATTAAATGATCACCTTTAAAAACATCAAGACAAAAACGAAGCTTTGCTAACAATAACGAAAAACCCGTTTTAATTTCAGATATATAATTGTACGTATACTTCATAACTTTTTTACTTTTCTTGACGACATCATGTAAGTGACCACCATAGATGGCCACATTATGATAAAAACTATTGGAACTACTGTAAGTAGGTAAGACCACCGCTTCTCTTTAGCTTCGTTCCAGTGCTTTATAATTAAGATGATAGCTATTACTAAACCTATCATCACATATGCACTAATGAAAACCGATTTGTAATTCATAGTTTTTTATTCTCTAAGTTTAATTCAATTCTAAATACCACACATTCTAATTGGTAGACAGCCTCATAAATGTAGTTATCCAATTCTGAATTGATGGTTTTAATTTGAGCTTCTAAAATATAGATGACAGCTCTTAGTAATAAGATGTTTATTCTTGCCTTCATGATTCGTTTTGTTTTTGATACTTGACCCCTCCAAATTCAAGGAATCCATTTTCATTGAATCCCTCCAGAAGAGTATCAGCATGATTTACCATTTCTTTTCTCATTTTTAGATAGTCTTGTGGAGGTGTTTGCTCTCTCCATGCATCTACCAATTGGTTAATTAGTAATACTCTGAGTGTTTTAATATTCATTTTTTGAGTTGGTTAATTTTGTCTACGATATATCTTGCTTTAAATGCTTTGTATTCCGCATCGTCTTCCTTCTTTGGTTTCGGTAATTGTGGTTGCTGTTGCATCTTTTTATAAAGCTTGTGCATATGCTCTGGTGATGCTTCGCTTAAATCTTTTTCCTTTTTCCTTTTTCCATGATCGGATATGACTCTATGCGTAACATGTGGTGTCCTTTCCTCCACATCGTACTTATCTATCCACCCACAAATGGTCTGATTATCTATAGCCCCGTACACTTTGCCGTATGCTCCCTCGGATACTCGCCTAAAGCAATAGAGAAGCTCGTCCAAACGGAGATAATAATATTTATCTGTGATCATCATCACGATTTGCATTATCTCGAAATCTGTTTCGGGTTTATTCTTAATCCTGAAGGTGGCTAGAAGCATTTGTAAAGTGATGTGTACTGCTTTCATCAGCTCCCTTTTGTCTTGCTTTTTTAAAGCTACTAACGAAGTCCCTTTTAATGCTTTATCTACCGTGAGGTCATATTGATATTCGAGCAAGTCCATTTTAAGCTTGTCATCCAAGATCAATTGCATGGCTTTGGAATTAGCCGTAGAGATCGTCAAGTTTTGATTGGCTTGAGATGCCTTGGTTTGGAGTGCTCTTTCTTGCTTCATTTCTTAATATCATTATGATGCTGCTTAGATTACTGGCAATTTGCATGGGCTTGATCTGACGTGTCAGGAACTCATCCTCTCGCTGTATTACTTCCCAATGATTTAGAATATACTCCCACGCTTGAAGTGCTTGTGTATCTATTTCGGAAAGTGTTGCTCTGTGGCCTAGTTTCTCTTTGGAAGAATGGAGAAGGTATTGAATGATTTTATGAATTCCCGTGCCGTAAGCTTGTGGAGCGGTAGTCCAGTCGGCAGGCATGCCCGTATGTTTGTAAACCATTTGATTATACAACTGACAAAAGCGGTGATACAACTCTTTGTTTTCTGTCTTTTTATTGACCTCCATTTTTTTGATATTGAAATCCTTTTCTATTTTCCAGAGGTCTCTTTGAGAGAAGGGAACGAGTTGTAAAAAAGACATCATTTGGGAGTGATCAGGCTTTTGTCCTTTGTATTTGAAGGTGTTTTTCAGTTCGATTAAACTCTCATTGTCTTCATCGTAGGTTACTGTAAAACCACCTGTAAAATCTTTCTTTGTTAATCTGTATTTCATCATGTTTCAACGCTAATGTTTTGTTCTGCTAGAACACCCTCCAAGTAATCGCTAAACTTTGCCTTACCAATGTTCTTTTCCATTACCTCTAACTGACTTACAAGCTTTGGTAACTCGTTCATTTTGTATTTCATTAATGGCTTATGCAGGTAGCCATATTGAAGCATCCAATTATTAAAGAATCCCCAGTCTGTATCCTCGTAGTTCTTCTCCAGTTTCAGCATTCCAATTTTTACAGCAATGGCAACTACCTTTGAACGCATCTTGTTTACATATTGCTTTTGATCTTTGGCTTTTGGAGGGTGAATTTGGATAAGTAGATCCTGAAGCATTAAATACACCTCATCTTGGGTCATCTCTTTGGTACTATCGGTTCTCCCTTCGGTGTACTGATGTACTAAATCCTTTCTCTGGTCTGTTATACCTAACTCCTTGAGGTAGGCAAAAAACATCTTTCTTTGTTGGTGAGTCATGATTATAAATTTTTAAGATTAGGTGAGGCCGAAACCCCACCCATTGAAACTATCCAGCGTACACAGCAAGCGTAACCTTCTGACCAATACTAATACCGAGCTTGGCCAATAACTTTTTGATGCGATTATCTTTACCCGATTCTGCAACCACTTTTGGTTCGTCGAGCTTTACATCTAGGAACTTCCCATCTGTTTGCTCAATCAGTTTTATCTTTGCCTCCTCTTTGGCATCAAGACAATCTTTCGTTCTTTGTGCGATGTAGGTGCCACATTTAAACTTGATTTGGAAAGCTTCGTCCATCTTGTCGGTGTTAGACTTTGCGTAGTCTATCAATTTCGCCTTTAACGGCTTTTGCTTTGCTTGTAATGCCTTGATTTCTCTGTCAAGGTTTTGAAACTCCTGTGCGGTTTTTTCAATGCTTCTTACTGCCATTGTGATTAAAAATTTATAAATGAAAAACTTGATTTCTTGCAACTTTGTGTGTGGATTCCAATAGATCAATCCTTAACCTTATTGAACTCCACGATGTGGATTTTAATTCTCCTAGAAATTCCTTACTAGCAGTGAATACTTTTTCTTTACAACTGATCTTCCAACCCTTGTATGTTGTTAATGTCTTTTCCATTGCTTTAAACTTGATTTAACTCATTTTCAAAATGATTTATTTTTGATTTCAAGGCATTCCAAGAAAATCCTCTTTGATCGGGACACCCCTCTTTGGTGCCTTTATAGATTCTTCTATGACTAAGGCCGATATCTTCATAATCTATTACCCAACCTTTATAACCATAGCGTAATACATAACTGATGCTTCTAAGATTCTTATTCATGGCTTTACTCTTTATCAATCCAATACTTGCTTGCCCCTTCTTCCCAAATGGTAAATGGTTCGCCACCTCCGTACCTTGACACTGGGAAAGCTCTGTAACCTTCCACTCTTATTTTTACATCGGCATCGTAACGGGCAAAATTGGCGGTACGTCCTGCGGGATTCTTTCCTTCTGCATGGGAGATAAATACAAACATTTTGTTGGGGAATTCCTCTTTCAGGTCTTTGTATTCCTGTTTGTCCATTCCTGTGTATTGGAGGGAGTCGATAATAATTACCTTTGGACTTTGTCTGCCTTTGAGTCTCTCCTTTAGTTCTTCTATTGGTTCTCTATCTAGGATCAGGAACCTACGCTTCACATCTACCATTCGAGTTTCTTCGATACCTTTTTGGAAGGAGCGTCTTGCTCCCTCCTCTAATGTGTTGTAAGCGACCTTGCAAAAGCTTGCCATGTATTTGGCTAGTTGCAAACAGAATCTTGTTTTCCCGTTGCCTGAGTTTCCCCATATTATCCACACGCCCGATTGTTCTGGCATTCCGAATGCATCTTTCCATGACCCAGTAAAGTTGAAAGTGGTAAATCTCTTTTTGCTTAGTTGGTCTACTGTAATAGCTCTGTTTCTGCGAGTTCTTCTTTGCTTCTTTAGTTCACTCATTTTTAAGTTCTTTAAGTGCGACTATCAAGCAGCATCATGCAAATAGGCTCTAACCATTTGCTTTACTCTGCGTAAGTCTAAGTCGCTGTCGTCTATAATTTTTTTAATGACTCTTTTCTCTGCAATACCATTGGCTTTGCAGATCATGATAATATCTGCTTCGGATACTCCTTTCAACTCCACAAACTTTCGGTTACATCTTGAGTAGATTTCCTTGTATCCTTTTTTATTGAGTTTCAATCCTCTTTTAATTCGCTTTGAAAGGTGATCGGTTGCACAAAGCACGAATCCTACTTTATCTTCCAACTCGTTGTAAATCGTAATGAAGAAATACAACACCTGATCACTTAATTTATCTGCTTCGTCTAGGAGTAGTACAGGATTTTCTTTTTTCTTGAGGGTAACTACCACCTCGTTTACCATCTCTGCAACGGTTAAGCCTGAGAAGTCACGCCCCATTACCCTTAATAATTCACTTAGGAAAAACTTTCTGTTCCAAAACTCCGAGCATCTAAGCAGGTAAGCGTTGCTATGTGTGGCACTGTAGTCTGATAACGCATAACTTTTACCTGTTCCTGCTTCTCCAGTAATGGCAATCACAGCGTTGTTCTCCTGGGCGAATTGTACTTTACCTGTGATGTCTTGAAAGTCTCTTGTCATGACCCCTTCCCAAACTTTCGGTGACCAACCGACACCGTCGGCCACCTTTAAAAATATCTCGTCTGAGGTTTTACCAATCTTGCCAGCCACAAGATCTCTTAGTTTCACATTACTAACACCAATGATGTTAGCGGCTTTCTCTGGGCTTCCAACGTGATTAATGAAAGCTCTTAGTTTTTGAATGATCTGTTCTTTTTGTATCTTTGTCATCGTAATATTATTTTAAAATTCTACTCACAAAGGATTTTACAGAACATCGAAGAACTTAAACGACGAATCGTCATTATCATCGTCTTTTTGTTTTTCGGTGTTTTTGTTTACAAGCGGGATAGTATCCATATTCGATACTTCCTTAAATGCTTCTCCAATGCTAGTTTCCTTTACTTTTCTTTTAGAGACTTTTTTAGTTTTTGCCTCTGGGTTCTTTACACCTTTTACTTTTGGTGTGTTCAATCCTTGATCTTCCGCTCTCATTCCAAACTCTGCCAATATTTCTTCGGCTTTATTGAAACGATCTAATCTGTTTTGATCGACTAGGCTCTGTACTTTCTTATAATATTCAGACTCCCATGCTTCCTGATCTTGGACTGCTCTGTGTGTTATCGGCTTGAGTTCTGCATCTGCTTTAAACTCCAATCCCAAAGCATCTTTAGTGTAGAGCTTAATGTATTCAGGGTTTTCAGGATCGTATTTGATATAGAACTTACGTCCCATGTTGTTATCCAGCCACTTAATGTTTGGTACATTGCCATTCATGACTGCATATTGTCTTTTCTCTCCTTTCTCTGTGAGAATGATTCCCTGATTGGTCATTGTCACTGGGTTTGGTCTTTCTATCCAGAACAAATCGACCATATCCCAAATACTCAACTCCACTGCTTTCTCGTTTTCGCTTTCACGATACATTTGTGCTCTTGGAATTCCCGTAACATGATGGGGAGCATTGTTCCATTCCTCTCTACGCTGTTTGTAGATCTCCTTTACTTCTTCCTCCGTAGGAAGATTGGCTTTGTTGGCAAGGATAAACTCCTCATTCTTCTTACTTTCTTCGGAAGTAGCCGTAATGTTTTGCCCTGTAAAGAACCAATCCTGTTTTAAATAGCGTTGTTGGAATCTACCAAATGCACTCTCAATGGTTTTTGATGCACCGTTATAAGGCTTTGTTTTAATAGACAACCTTGCAATTTTGGTTAAAAGGTTGCCTGCCTGTAGCTTCTTATGACCGCCTTGTCCATCAAACTTTAATTCATAAGGTCTTCTTCCAGAGATTTGAGCCGCCATTTTAAAAGCACCGTATTGCATCTCGTAGTTTTCGGTTTTTGCAAATGAGTAACCTAGTAGTACTTCGCTGTAAGCATCCATCACCTCGTACACAAACATGGTTTTCATGTTTCCGTCAGCATCCAAATAGTAATAGTTTAACTTGGTACCATCGGCATACCAAAGCATATCTCTCTTTGAGGCCATCTTTGTAGAGTGTTGGAAATCGAACTTTGCTTTAGCAGCTAATGAACCCCTTCTTGATGTGATCCATAGTGCCTCTACTTCGGGTTGATACAAATACGAGCGAATGGCTCTTTCGTCTTTTAGTGTTTTCCATCCTTCCTCTTCGGCTTTCTCGTTGTACAACTCCCAAAGATGTGGAACACTTGTCACTCTCTTAACCTGATTCGACCACTTGGCAAAAAGCCACATTCTTGCATCTTCTGTTAATATGCTACTGCTGTTATTACAGAAGTTGCGGTGAATCAGTACCTCATAACCTCCTTTGATATACTTGTCCAAACGCTCGCGTAATCGTCTGGTGTTCTTGGGTAAGTTATGTGCCCAGGTATGTCTTGGTAGATCGGCAACAACATCCGAAATCTTTTCCCAAAGTTTACCTTTTCGTCCTCCCAGTGCCTGACGTTTCGCCATCATGAAGTTGCTGTACTCCTTAATAGCATTTAGCACTGAGGCATTTGCTGTGTATTCTATGCGTTTGGCTTCGGGTAATGCTTTTCGTTTTCCGTTATCACTATCAAAAGTGTAATCGTCGAAAAACTTCTTGGCAGTGTTATCAATCTCAAGGAAATTAAAGAAGCTGTTTCGTCTGTAGATCTTATGTGGGTCTCCAAACTTTTCCTCGATCTTGTCTCTGAAGCGTTGGGGGAGTGTTTCGTAATAGACGTAAGCCTTTCTTCCATTACCTCCTCCTTTAGCCATCACAATCTGATCTCTTCTTTTTAGATTCTTATAATTCTGTTGACTTATTATATCTGCTTCCCCATAAAGCCATGTGCTTTCAACACATAGTTTGTTGTTGAAAAAATCGAAAGACATGTTTAAGCAAAATTTCTTTCTTCTAACCCCGTATCGATGATGATTGCCTTTGCCTCTTTCTCTAAAAGATCTTTCAAACGAGATCTGATTTTTTGATGAAGAGTGGTGTTGTAAGCATATCTTACAGCATACCTTACTGTGGCTTGACTGGTCTTCAATTCTTCTGCGACTTGCTTAACAAAACTTGTCGGTACATTAATTTTTTTGCTCATACTTATGGTGTTGGTTTAATAATACATACATTTGTTTTTGTATCGAACAATCATTTTTTGTTTGACAATACAAATATATAGAAAATAATACGAACATAACAATACAATGATAGAAAATAATACGAACATTTCAGAAAGAATCAAACACTTTATTGATAGTCAAGGTTTTACAATTAATCAATTTTCTAACTCTGTAGGCGCTTCTAATAGTTATTTTAACAAATTATTTAAAAATAAAGGATCAATAGGGTCAGATAAGGTTGAGAAAATACTACGAACATATCCTTTTTTAAATGTCAAATGGTTATTTACTGGTGAAGGAGAAATGTTAAACACAGGTGTGAAACAATTACAACCCAATAATGAACTAAATAATGGGATTCCTTTAATACCAATAAATGCAATTGCAGGTTTTGGAGAAATGGATGTATCTATAACTCAAAATGATATTTATGACTATTATAATGTCCCAGACTTTAAGGGAGTTGATTTCATGATTAGAATTAAAGGAAATAGCATGTACCCTAAATATAATAGTGGAGATATTATAGCTTGTAAAAAAATAAATAACACCAATATCATACAATGGGGTGAAATATATGTAGTCTACGTTAGAGATCTTGGTACTATGGTAAAAAGACTTTTACCATCTAGCGAATCTAAAAGTTCAGTAAATTTTGTAAGCGACAATAAAGATTACCCTCCTTTTGAAGTTCCTAAGAATGATATCTTAAGCTTATCTATTATTTTAGGTTTCATTAGAGTAGAATAATGTATACGTCAAGGATAATCATATTCTTGACATGTTCTTATCTACAAATAAATGGTCAATGAATTGTCATTTTGTACACCTTTTTCACGCACCCTAAATGTTAAAAAACACTCAAAAACCGCCTTATTGTATATGTAATAGCGGTTTTTTATGTTTTTAAAAGTGCATTACCCCCCTATGAGTTTACTCTTTTAGTCGTTTTTCAACCTATTTTATGTCATTATCCACCCCTTTTTTTATTGTTTTTACACATATTCTGACACCCCAACTGACACCCCAACTGACAACCCAACCCCGTTTTTTTACACTTTCAACACCTAATAACGATCTATTAAATACGTAATTAATCCCTATTTCAACTGGATTAAAAGCAAATTAAAAACGCCCAAAACGGGTATATTAAGCCACATTTTGAGCGTATCAGTAAGTTTATTTAAGAATATTTTCGTTTTCTTCTGGAAGAAAAAAGGGTAAAGAAAGAAAAAGCAAGTATTTACACAATTCGTTTTGTTTAGGTGTTTCCCCCTGGTACTTGCAATAAATTGCCCTCACGGTATTGTAATGGCTGTTTTTTGGGTATTTTTTGGAGGATTTCGCCCCCCTGTATTATGTACAT